ACCGGGGAATACTATAGCGTCAAAGCCTACTACATGCACGTTAAAAACGAAATACTCAAACTCAATGAAGGCAAGAACATTAAAGTCAGTAGACACGCTAAAGCTGGAACGGATTAACCTGCTTACCATGTATGCTAATGCAAAGACCAGGTATCTCAAGGATAACCTTGCACATAAAATTAAATCGGTCAACAAAGACCTATATACACAAACCAAAGAAAGTAAATGGCTATGAGTGAAGAAAAAAAAGAAACGGCAATACGCACACTTAGCAAATCACTAAGGCGTAGATTTCAAGGCGCATCTGTCAACATCTCATGGGTGGAACTGGATGCGTTTATGATGAAAGCACAGACACGCGAGATGACTAACCTAATCAATTCCTACAACGAAGGCTACACAGATTGTAAAGCAGGACTACCAAACAAAGCAGAAAATGAAAGCAACACTAACGTTTGACCTTACAGATGACCAGCACTCTTTTGATTGTGCGATCAATGGGAAAAAGTACTACGACCTAGTAGATGAAATTAAACAGCACCTACGCAGCCTTGAGAAATATCAAGACCTTACAGAGGAACAGTATGAGATAATAGGTAAGGTGCGCGAATGGTTGCACACGGAGTTACTCGATGCCGGTATAGCGGATAAGTTTTAGTCACAAATCTTCGAATTATTGTGACACAATGCGCTACCTAATACTTAGCAGCGGAAGGATAGTAAAGGTTACTGATGAACTTTGCGATAGCCCTGCTTCCAAAGAAAGCGACCGAGTGCCTCACCTTCCGCATCAACCTTTTCCTCACTCCACTCAGGCTGTATGTGATGTAGGTACTCGTGAACAAGAACAATAAGATAGCGCATAGGTGGCAAGGTGGGGTCTATCTCGATTACATTATCGCAGTACAACCCATCAGCCTTCTCCCTACCGAGTTTGCGCTGTATGACTTTAGGATGTGGCTTGCGTTTCATTTGTGCTATATTTGCAATGTAGTGTAATCTGTTCATTGCATTATTGTTTTTATGTTATTGATTCAATCAGGCCTCACAACGGTGGGGCCTTTTTGATTATCGAATCTTACCATTAACAATACGATAGTTGCTTACTTCAAAATCTCCCGTATCCATAACCCGCACGTGCGCAAACCCGTGGTGGTGCTTGTTGATGGGCATGTAATCCGGGTGCAATTCGCATAGGCACGCCACACTCCAACAAGTTGTTATCTTGCCGTTGATGTTAGGCTCCGTATGTTCACTGGCTTGGTGGTGGTGTCCGCACAATGCGCTGTCCTTAGCACGTAAAAACAAACCGCGTGCGATGTTTACAGGGCTAAACACAGACGCACCTAACTCATGCCCGTGTAATATGGTCAACTTCCCGGCATGAATGATTTGCTTATCGGGAATGAATGTGATATTGTGTTGATCCAAGTGCATGAGTGATTCAAAATTGAACTCATCCATACCTAGTAAATCAGGTGCATTGCGCATGATGTAATGGTCATAGCGCACATCGTGATTACCACACTTGTAATATATAGCAGCGTTAGGGAATAGCTTGCGCAAAGTCGCTAAGAATTGGCGTGTCATTAGGACTTCATGTCCAAAATTGCGCTTTCTTGGGTCCTTTTCAAAACGGCTAATTGCGTAGAAGTCTATAATGTCACCATTGAGCAGGATTGTATTTACTTCATTCTCCAGTCCGTACTTGAGCGCAAGTGTTAACGCCTGTATGTTGTGGTATGGAACGTGAATATCACCGATTATAAGAATATTATTGTGGTTTATCGGTAATTTGTAAGGTTTGTAGTTTGACTCCTGCGAAGGTGGCAAGTCAAGCGGATTACTTTGTTCAGGCAACAGCTCGTTGACCATGTTACCGAAGTCGTATAAGTGATTGTCGAGCTTGTGAAGGTTGCCCTTAGTATGCGATTTAACCGCCTGTGGTTTGTTGATTTTGTTTAGGTGGTGATACTTACGCCAACCGTAATACAATCGCTCAAATGAGCTGTATTGTAAATCGATTTTATGCTTAGCCATTGCCGCACGTATGCGACTAGCTATGCTACCCGTTCCTGCGTGTATCTCTTTATAGACTTCCGCATATTGTCCCTGCATGTGGTACTATTTATTACCACGGATAAACCCGGCAAGCTCCGCAAGATTGGTGCTGATGGTCATATTCTGTGACGCAATCACATCAATCTTTGCCTCAAGTTTATCAATGGCTTTGTTTTGTTCTTCCTTCATGGTATTCAACTTAGAGTTAAACTCGTCCTTCGTTTCTTTAATTGAGTCTGATAACATTGTTACTTCTCTTTTGTGATATGATTCTACCTTACCCAGTGCGCTGGATACTTTGACCACATCTCTTTTGAGCGCGTAGTAAAGCCCCGTCAGCGACACCACACCCCCTACAATAGTTAGTATATCTCTTGGTTGAAAGTCCATATCTATATGATTGCAAAATATATAGTAGAAAAAGCTAGCCCTGTGATACCTAAAGTAAGGGCTGTGTTAGAAATTATTAACCGTCTGTTGCGCTTTTTAAATGACTTAATCTCCGCATCTTTCTCCGCATTAATCGCACTTTCTATGCTCTGTTTGTTCTTGTAGATTTCGGCTAGCGTTTCATAACTACTTGCCTGAATGCCTGTAATCTTTGCGTAATACGTGACTTTCAACCGCTCCATTTGATACAGGCTGTCTATCTCCTGCGCTGTGCGATACCAATACATCATGCTATTGTAATTGAGACTGAAAAGCTGCTGATCGTAGGTTGTAAGTTCGGGTGTAAAATCCTGCTTTGAGTAGGCTATCCGATTTTTTGAGCGTTGCCCGGAACTGATTGTTGGTAGCAGAAGGAGTAGCAGAAAGAATGTTGTAAGTTTCATTGCGGTAGATTTCATTGGTGATTTGTTGCTGTTGGATAATGGTGTCCTGATGCACCTGTAGTGAATCAATCTTAGCAAATAGGCTATCCGTTTTGGAATTGTTTACTTGAATGATTTGATAGAGTGAATCATTGACATCCTGTAACCTTTTTATAGCGGGATTTGTTACGGGACGATTGCAGGTGCGAACGCTGAATATAGTGGCCAGTGCAAGAATTGCACACGCCAATCCAATGCCTAGCTTTGTCTTTTTCCCCATCGCGTTATGTGTAGTTGTTTAGTTAATGGACGAATCTTATAATACACCCCGTCACGGGTGCGGCTATCGCGCATGCCTTGCTCATTGGTATTGCCTTCAATGGTGCGCACCGAATACTTGCCTACCTTGTCAACTATGCCTGTGTGACCTATACCCTTAAATCTTTTGCCGCGAAAACTGTTGTAGCTTAATGTCATTACCAGCGCATCTTTGTCGCTAAATGATTGCAGAAACTTACCCTCCGTAAATATCACATCGCGCTTGTTGTATGCAGTAGGTGACCACCCCGTAATGGTGTGAGGTATGCCGCACTCGTCAAGCATAGCCATGACAAAGAATGAACACCATGCATAACCGGGTACCCAACCTTGCTGCTTCATAAGAATTAACAGGGCCTTGTCATTAAAGCCCATGTTATTGCCGCCCTTTTCTTGAACACCCACAAATGACGAAGCAGTTACCCTTACGCAGTAACCGTCATCAGCAAGTGCAGAATATAAAGGTATGCAGCAAAGTAGAACGCATATAAGAGCAGGTATAAGACAACCTTTTGCCATGTCGTTAAATAGGTGTTTATTTCATACTTCACTTCCTTGTTGTATATCTCCCGTTGCAATGCCCGAAAATTGAATCTGATGCCCAAAAAAACCACGAAGTTTGCAAAGACCATGACCATTGCAGCAAGCACAATGTACTGGATGTATTCCGTGCTAATAAGCGCATCACCAAAATAGGCAACGGACACCGTACCTGATATGGCAAAAACTAAAAAGGCAAGTGGTATAGACCAAAAGCCGTCAAATAACTCTAGCTTATAGCGCAGTTTCTTGTAAGTATTACTTACGGGTTGCTCGCTTGTCTTCTTCTTTGCTGCCATTGGCTCGTAGTTTTAGCGAAAGTTCACGCTCATATTTGCGCAAACGTTCAGTGTAATCTTGCTTTAGTGTTTTTTTATCACTCATGGTATACGATTAAGGATATTACGTGAGTAAGTAGGACGGTAACTAGTGGCTGTATTGCCTGAACTGAATTGATAGTTGAGCGTATTGGTCACATCAGTACGAGGTGAACGGTCAGGCCATTGCGCTGTTGAGTATTCTGGGAACAAACTAGAGTTAGCGCACAGGTAATCGACTAACAACGTGGTGTAGTGTTCCGCATTCTGCCTTGCACGATCTATCATATCCTTCATTACCATATCCGAAACGGGGACGGTGTCTTCAGATTGACGCTGTACTAGTGTGCCGTTATCCATACGATAGCAAAGGTTTGGAGTAACATCCACCATTACCCACCACAGCAGCATCTTTTGGATGTAATCCTCTAACAATGTTTGGTAATTACCCGCGATGGTGTTAGCTGCCACATCTGCCTTAATCTTGTTAAGCAGGTCAGTTCCCAAAAAGGGAAGTAGCCACTTATCCTGTGCCAAATAGATGGAAGGATAAAGCAGGTTAGGGTCAACACTACCATTAACGGTTGTGTACTTCTTTATGTAATTCTCAGAGATTAATAATACTTCAGCCATAGTTATAATTATTGATTGCCGTATACAGGGTTAGTTGGTAAAAAGCCACGATGGGGCATGTCTTCAGGAAGCTGCGCCACATACTTAGGATTGCGCACCTTATATCCCATACGTTCAGCCGTGGCAACTGCTACACGTGTTGCATCTGGATCATTAGGATTAATCTTCGCACCTTTGGCATCTACATATACACGCTTCTCCCAAAAATGGCGACAATTACCACCCCCTTTCCAATGCCATATGTCGTATGTGTCCGCACCTTCAGGCCCCCATCCGGGATTGACTGCTACATTTTCCATAGCCACAATATCTTCTTTGCGGTATAGCTTACCTGCTTCCATCATCTTCGCACAGAATGGACGCATATTATCATGCCCAAAGCTACCTGCGTAAACGTAACGAGTAATAAAGTACTTACCATCCACCACAGCATCTTGCTCACTCTTAGCAGCAGGGCGAGCAGCACCCGTGCGTACTGCAAACTCATGCTCAATCTCTTCATCTGCGTTGTAGCTATCTATCAATATCCATTCAGGATTCTCATCTTCACCTAATGCAATAAGCGCATCACCCACGGTAGAATCATCTACTTTTTTTTTTAATTCAACACTCGATTGAATTACTTCTGTAGGTTGTAATGTACCCGGTAATACATCCGCAAAGATTGCATCGACCGTAGCAGCTGGTAATGTTGGGAATGCAGCCTGTACAATTGCCTTTGCACTTGTCACAGGTACAGCACCCGCAGCACTTTGCATTACAATGTCAATCAGAGATGTAATCTGCGCACCGTTCAAAGCCGTAGCAGCGACATCCGTAGTAGTGCCTGTTGCATTCGCATCGGTTACAACAGATGCCTGCTCTGCTACAAGTGGAGTGTTTGGTATAATTTCAAAGTTTACACCAGGTAATTGATTGCTCAATAATTCCTCGATGCTCTTGTTTATCTTCTCTTGGTATGGCTCTATGACTTGCTTGTTAAATATCTCAAGACCTGTAGACATTTCGTCTTTGTTACTACCAAAGCCTGTACCCGTATCACGTATACCGAAAAGCAATGGAGTAGTAACACGGTGTGCGGTTATAATCTTTTGTTGCGCAGTAGTGTCCATCAATTGGTACTGCTTATCCGCATCATTAACAGGAAACGGTGTAATCTCAGTTTTCGGTTGATCGCGCTCATTAAAGAACATGACCACCTTACCAGCATTACGTGCGCCACTCATCTTGTTTTCCCAGTCCATCATCATCTGTTGCTTCTGCTCAGGCGTTGCTTGCCCGTTATAGAAGTTGATAATGGTAGAAGGGAAAAGACCGTTTGAAATTTGGTTGATATGGAATATCGAAATCTGTTTGTCGAGTTCTATGTAGTTAATCGCACTCCAGTAATCGGGGCGAGGGTAAGACTGTGAACCTGTATACGTGAAGCACCAATAGATTTGGCGTGGTTCTTCTGTACGTGTTAGGTAGTTATACTTTGGTATGAACTCAGGCGTGTTCTTTTTCTTGCGAGTATTAGACCAGTCGTAGCTATGATATACACCTATTTCGCTTTCATCTTCTTGATTGATTGCAATGCGGCATTCTTCAAATGGTATCGCATTTAGCTTGGCAATCTGTGTGCGGTCATTACTCCAAATCACTTCGATAAAGAAACCACCAAACAACTTCAAGTCATGCGCGCACGCATAGGTCAATTCATCAATCTTTAGCGCATCCAGTTCAGCCTGATATTGCTCTGACTTAATACCTTTCCCGGCTATCATGTCACCAATGGCTACAACTAAACTACCATGTACGGGTGATTCGTGCGCAAGGTCACGCAAGTATTTTGGAAAATCGTTTTGGTCACCGTAGTTAACCCAACCTTTGCGGTCTACTTTTTCAGCATCCGATTTGGCTACGTATTCGCTAAGCTTCAGCGATACTATATTTGATTCTTTATGCTCCATAGATTATGTCGTTTGGTATTACATCGGTCGGTACATCAAAGTAAGAGGTGTTGTTAGTCAGTACAGCGTAACCACGCTCCACCAAACCAATAACAGCACCATTTGACGGGTCAGTATTAACGGCAGAATTTTGCCCATATACCTCGTATCTATACCTGCCCGAACGTGTAAGACCAACAGTTGTAATTGTGAGTTGTGTGATGCGCACATTTTCATTTACGATTACGGCAACCTGCGCAAGGTCTGTGCCTGTAGTGCTGTTCTCTTCATGAGTTAGCACCAACAAATAGTGTGTATATGCTGTAGCAAAGTATTGCCTTGCTTCATCTAGCGAAAGAAACACGGTCTGATTCGCTGTATTTGTAACTAGATATATCATGCCTTTATATTTAAAAAGGGCAAGTCAAATATAACCTGCCCTTTTTTACAATACAACAAGAACACACAAACGGAAAACAATTCTTAGTAAGCAGGGCTTACAGTAATACCTGCGAAGTTATCGAAAGGTACGGCTGTAAACGGCTCAAGGTGTACAGCTGGAGCAAGTTCTTCTGCCACAGCGGTAACTTGGTAACCCATCAAATCTGCTTTCTGCGCTCCCGATTGTACAGTACCGGCAGTAAGCTGTGCGCCTTCACCTGCACCAACGAGCAAAATTTGGTCGTCATTGGTACGTACAAATACAATCATCTTTGCCTTAGCTACATTCAAGAACTCGTTGCGCATCTCTTGGTTCAACTTACCGAAAGTCCATTGAACTTCCTGAGAGAAAAACAAAGTACCAGTTTCCAAGTTCTTTTGTACAGTCTCAATATATGAACCTGAATTACGGAATGGAACGTAACGGTAGATAGTAGCAGTAGGCAAGCCGTCCACTTCTCCATCAGGGCCACCGTAAGTGATACCCGAGGTGAAGTCATCGTAGTTAGCAATCAAAATTTCTTTAACACCTCCGATACCTTCAAGGCATCCGAGTGTAAAACCAGTAGTTAATTCACAAGCCATACTATGTATATGTTTTATAAGGGGGCTGTTACACCCCCTTGATTTATTTATTTAATTATAGACCCCAAGAAACGATGTCCTCAGCAACGCAGATTTGAGCACCGAGGTAGAAGCGTGCACCGTAACGCACGTTCTGTGATCCATCCAAGTTCTGCATATCCAAGATAAACACTTCGTTCATTTGGTTTTCTTGCCAAGTACCAAGCATCAGGTTTGACTTCTGTGCGAAAATCAAAACATCATCAGACATACCCGGACATACTGCGATATCGTACATACCTACGAAACGCTTGTTAACTTCAGGGCCACCTGTCAAATACCAGCCGTTACCTGCAGCGATTTGCGCTTGCATGTAAGCTTCCCATGCAACCTGTCCCATGTAGATGGTTGGCTTTTCAGCAGCACCTTTTACACCG